GACCAGATACTGCATCGTATTGAAGAACTTTTCCATTGACTTTTGCAGAATCTCTATCAACATCGTCCAAGAATTCAAGACGAACTTCACCACCACCACCTTGTGCAGTAGCAGTCCTGACAGATTCATAGACCATCTTACGGAGTTGGTCCATTTCTCTCTTGAGTCTTCTGATTTCCTCTTCAGAAGAATCTTCTGGGACATTCTCTTCCTCGGGAATGAGGTCTTTAAGTGCATCAAGTGCCTCATCAACTACAGATTCCTTAACTTCTACCTCTTCTACTTGGTCAACTATCTCTTCAACAACATCTTCTTCTTGTTTGATCCACTTATCGGGGATCATTCCATGTTTTTTCTTGAAATCGTTGTGTAATTTCTTAGGTGTAATGTCAAATTCTCTACAAATATCCTTCATCAAGGTATCAATAGAGTCATATGAGGTGTCTTCCAGTGATTGAAGACCCTTTTCAAGCTTCAAAACAGGGTCACCAACTGGTTTTTTGGTCTCTGAGAACAGAAATGACTCAAAAATCTTGGCATCTTTGAGCAATTTTTCTCTTTCTTTATCTTTTTCTTCTTCTAAATTCTTAATTTTCTTTCTTTCTTCGGCAAGAGAAGAAAAGAGACTATCTAGAGAGACATCTCCGAGGATTTCTTTCTTTTTTTCTTCCTCTTTCTTCTTGCCTTCACCAATAAGACTGAAGAAATCTCCTAACTCGCTCATTTTAGAAAAAATCCTCCTCCCTTATTTATTCTTGTTGTCCATATCCTTCAACATTTTTTGTAAATCCGCTGTAGAACCAACAAAAAGTGCATTTGTGACGTTCTGTGGACCCTTCGATTCCTTCTCTTCGTTGACATCTTTCAGTTTTTTCTGAAGATCCAACAACTTATCGGTCGCATCAGCCACGTTTTTGATCAACTGACCAGCAACTTCATATGCTCTAGGCATTTCACTCTCTTGTGCCAGTTCTAAAACACCATTCAGTGCCTCTTGACCCTTTTCAATGATGGAATATAGGTTACCACGAGTGTATTCATAGTCTTTGGTAATATCATCACTCGATTTTACCTTTAAGATTTCAGCCTTTTCTTCAATTTGTGCATCGATATCTTTAATCACTTCAACCTCTGAAGGTTCGATGTCAAACTCTTCATTTAAATTATCAAAGTTAGCCATGATTTACCTCAAAGATACGATCCACTAAATCCAAAGTCATCACCATATTCAATCTTAGCGTCATCCTTAGCGTTCAAGTTGAATACTTCAGATCCAAGAACATGTTCTTGTGGAAGGGTATTGTCTTGTGCCCTCCTCACCACGATCTTGTTATCTGAAATCTTCTCAACGTACATACTCTCTTTACCGATGTAGATGTAACAACCTTTATCAACTTTGGTTGCATCTGCCAGAGTGAATACAGTCTGTTCGTTGTCAACGTTCTCAGCCAAGTTTGTGGCTACTACACCATCATAATCCTTGACTGCTCTTGGGGTAACAGAATATGTGACATCTCTGGAGTATGTAGAAGATGAAGTAAGTCTGCCATTCGAGATAGAACCAGTTGCTGCTGCAACAAGTCCAACATTTGCTTTCTTGACAATACTTTCTGTAACATCCGTGACTGGTCCGTAGATATAAGTCTTAGCTACGAACTTGAGTGTGTATACGAGAGTTCTCCTTGTATCAAAGTTTCCTTCATAGTCATCCAACATTTCAATGTTGTTAATTACGATAGGAACATTGATTGTGGTGTCTACTTTACCACCAATCTTGATAGGAAGAGAATATGATGGTTGGAAATATGGAAGAATCTGTTCAACAATCTGTAGAGCATCTTCATTCAACTTCGACATAATCGAAAGTTCAATATTCATATTATAAGGAACAGGTAAATAACCTCTCGCTACCGATGTTCCGTCTGGTCCTTCAACCAAAAACTTCTGAGTTTTTGTAGATTTTCTTGTAGGATCATACTCAAGACCATTGAATTCAAAAGACATTCTAGGTAATGTCATTTGAGTAGGTCTATTGAGATTTGGTTCCTGTTCTAATCTTGCCAGAAATTTCTGTGTAGGTCCGTAGGCAAGAGGAACTTTGATAATACTGAAAGTATCATCGGATGAATCTTTATGACGAACTTCTATATCATTAAAAAGAGAACCAAATCCAATAATGACAGATCTGAAAATCTCGTTATAAAAATACTCAAACATAATATTATCTTAAATTATACTACTATTTAACAATAAAAATTTATGGCATCCCAAATGGGTTGGTAACAGAGAAGTCTATGACTTGATCTGCCTCATACTCAATATTGTCATTGTCAGCAAATCCATCAACTCTGTCATACTCGTCAAGACCACTTACCATGTATCTTGCACCAGATTCTTCACCAACAATAATCTCACCATGTGAGAATGAACCATCAACAATTGAAATCTCAAGTGTAGGACCAGATGCTGTCCATTCCTTCACTCTAGCCGTGGTTCCTGATGTCTGACCAGTGATGACTTCATTGAAACAGAAATTGCCAACACCAACATCTGTCTGACCAGTTCCTGTAATTGGTGGTGCACCAATGACAATTTCTGGAACTGAGGTATAACCACAACCTGCATTTGTAAGATAGATGGCTGTAACAACACCAGCGGAGTTGATAGTAGAAACTCCAGTTGCCTTATCGTGATTTGTATTCAAGGTCTGGTCATTATCAAAGAACTCTCTAGTATCATCGAAGAATTCAATTTCCGAACTAAATGTCTCATAGTCTCCACCAGTACCACCAATATTGACTGAAGGTGCTTCAATATATCCACTACCACCACTATCGATAGTGATGTATTGAACTGAACCAGTTGTACAAATACCAGTTGTTGCAGCAGCACCAGAACCACCACCACCAGAGAAGGATACCCATGGTGCTTGACTATAACCACAACCGGCATTGGTGATTAGTACGGCTTCTACTCTTCCCGTCCTACCCCAACATCCAGGATAGTTATAATTGACAGATGCAATACCTGTAGCAGTTACACCACCAGAAGGTGCTGAAGAGAATGCAACCTGAGGTGGTGAGGTATAATTCTTACCCATGTTGGTAATGAATACCTCTTGTACTGAACCACTTGCACATAGATGTGCTGTTGCAGTTGCAGTACTTCCGATACCAGGACCAAACAGACTAAGTGTTTGAATATAACCTGTCTGATCAATAAGTTCATCAATCTCATCAACATTGGTGTCAAGAACTTCATCCTCATAACGGAAGAGTTCACATCTCAGTTGATAAACATAGTTTTTCTGGAGTTGATAGAAAGGTTGTTCATGTTCTACAAACTTAACTTCGAATATTCTATCTCCCAGTGGGAAGTAGATTAGATCACCTTCTTTCGGACGAGTTGATAACTCAACATTCGCCATATCCTTGATGAGAGGAGTAATATAAGTTTCAAATCTTTCTCTTGAGATGATCAGTGTAAGGTCATCCTTATCTTCAATTCCGAATTTGGACAGAATGGTTCCTTGACCACCATAACCATCATAGTTATCCACATAAGCTTCCAGTGGATAGGCATTATCAAACTCAGACTGAATGACTTCTTTAATAACAGTATTAGTAGTGAGGTATTTTCTAGGCATGTAATATACCTCTACCCCATACATCTTCAACTGTTCGTTGATAAGACTTTGGACTAGACTTTGTTCGCTCTTAGTGCCATTAGAAAAGTATGGATTAAGCATAACACGTTAGCCGATAAGGTCCAAAGGAGGAAGTTCGTATGTGCTCGACATTCTTTCACGAATCTTATCAAGTTCTGCCTGTGCATCATCAAAAATTTGTCTTCCATTGAACTCAATACCACCAGGTAGTTTGACTCCTGTGAACTTAATCAGATTTTGACCCCACTGTCTCTTGATCAAAGCAGTCAAGTAAGGTTTCAAGAATGAATCATTGTATACTCTAGGATAGTCATTAGGATCATTGGTAGCCCAACAATCAAGCACAACAAATTCACCTACTCTGAGTTCACTCCAATCAACATCCAAGTACAACCTATCAGTTCTCTGATTAAATCTAATTTGTTTATGAGTATTCAATATGAAGTTAACTGTTTCGAGATAACTCATTGTCATCGAATATGACAACAAGTCATAACCACCTGCACCCCATCCAGTCAGACCGATGAAATCATTCAACATCATCTGATATTTGACATTGAACATTCCTTGTCCCATTCCACCACCATACTGGAAGACTTTATTCACTCCAATAATAGAAGGTGGGACTTGGATATAGTTACTATTCTGATAGTAGTTAAATGTCGTTGCCGTACCTACAATATTTGCCGTTGCAGATGTGGTAGCGATACCGACACTTCCGTATTGTGAAGATGGTGCACCGGGTGGTCTTGCCTTACCCCTATCCATATCTTCTTGTGTGATCTGATACTTCAGATAAACCTGTGTGACACCATCAAAGTGTCTTTCATGGAAAAACTGAATTGCGTCGTCAACCAAGTCTTGAACTTGTTCCTCAGCAACATTGATTTCTACCACAGGAGCTCCAAGTTGCCTCAAGCAGTAGTCAATAAGTTCTTGTCGTGAGGAGGGCTGGGCCATTTATATAGAATTCTTATTTTTACTATTTATTAAACGACAATCAAAGAACCTTGAGCCAATCTTACCTTCTGTTGATTGACTGTGTTTCCGACTGCAATCAGTACATCATAAAAATATCTTCCTCGTGTAAGTGAAGATGTGGTGGTATCTGTCAAACTAATCTTTACAACACCTGTTGACAAACTTGTGAATGATGCAATGAAGGTTGCTGACAACTCAGTATCACTATCATATTCCTTCATACTTGATGACAGAACATAGGTAGACAAACCACTGAAATCAAGTCCACCATTTGTTTTCTTGTTGATGATATTAAATGTGTGTTGGTAATCTACACCCTTTGGTACAATGATATCTTCTTTAATCTTAACCGGTTCAATGATTTTAGAAACACTCAATGTTGTGGAACCAAGTCCTACTGTAGATACACCGACATCAACATTAAAGTTTCCATCAGAAAAACGTCTGGTGTATCCTTCTGAATCGGTGATATCAACTTCATAATAATATCTGGGTGAGTTCTGATTAACAGATGTTGTTACACCAGATGGAATGACATAAGTTACGATGCCAGATGAAGCGGAAGATGTATCAAATCCAATATAACCAATCGTGTCACTAAACTTGGGTGACTTACGAACAGAACCAGTAAAGGCATAACCAGTCATGTCCACAGAAGCAGTTCCAGTTCCAACGACTGCCTGAACTCCTGTGAATGTATCCGCATATTGGTCTGCCTTGATAGTAAGAGCTAGTGATGCTCCTTTATCATCAAACGGGACTTGGATATTAGCCATTATCTCTATTCAAAAGAGTGGACAACATATTCTTGATATCACCAATGTCAGAGGATAAAGATTCAACTTTATTCTCCAACTCTTTCATCTTTTCTTTTTCACTATTCAACTTATTTCGATTAGTGATATAAGATTGATATTCGTGGTCATTTTTATTTACGATGGCATTGGTCCGTGAATCACGAAACAAGCCATCTTTTCCTTCAACTGGGATAAGTGTCATGCGAATGATATAGTTCTGAGTCTCTTGATTTGTGGTACAACTGCCTGGTTGGTAGATGTTCCAACAATCTTGATTCTGAAGGACTTAAAGCTTACTTTCTCATCGATTGTAAACTTATATTCCTTGAAGAGTTGAGGTGTTGGAGTAGATGTGTACTGGTCAATCTTAGGAACAAAGATGTCAGGTCTACCACTATTGTTCTTAGTGTCAATAATAGCTCCTGATGGATCGAGATTGTCGTATCCAGGGAATGGAACGAATACAACATCATCAAGATTGTCACCTTGATTCAGAGCGAAGAATGCTCTGATGTCATTTTGATCGGACACATATGCGTCCAAGAGAATCGAGAGTGAAGTTGCTGGGTTCTCAAGAGTAATGTTCTTAGTAACATAGATGAATCTGTTAGGATCACCTGCCACTGTATTCACTCTTGAATCAGATGCGTAATCGGAGACTGGTTGATTGACTCTGTTATTGGTGAAGATGATCGATGCGTTATCGATATCAATTACAGGTGAAATTCTTGAATCTCTGGTTGACAAATCATGGATTGTCTGGATTGACTTAGAACCAACGAACACATCTCCGTTGAGGAGGAGGTTTTCGTTAAGTCTTGAAGCCACCATACGAGGTGAATCGAAGTATACATTCTGATAGAGAACAAAGTTCTTAAATCCTTGGTCAATGAAGGATGCCTCAGTGCCCGATACACTTGTACCACTGATAGTTCTGATTGAGTTAATCAGATTTGTTCCTGGTGGTGTGATTGTGTTGATCTTAGGAACCATCTGAGTATACAGAAGGTTGTAAGAACCAGATACATTTGGTCCACCAGCCTGTGTATCTGTATTGAAGTAAAGTGCGGGGAAACCTTCGAGGTTTCCTGGTGCTCTGTTGGTTCTGTCTGAACCAGCTCCCATGTTAACTGTTACATCGTAAGTATCGAGTGTGATTGGATCAGTTCCATCATAATCTGAGAGCTCATGTTGTCTGTTAATTCTGAGGAGTGATACACCATCAAGTTCGTACTTGTAAACCAGTTCACCACTTGCGTGAGAACTGACTACAGTGTTATTGACACCTCTAGTTACACCAGTCAAGGTGTTAGCGTCAATACCAGTGTAAGAAATGATTTCTTCACCGACCTTCACGAAACCAGGGTTTGTATTCGCGATACCCAGGTTTTCAAAGGTTCCGAACTTAGAACCATCACTGACTTGAACGAATGTAGTAGCTGTATTACTAAAGTCTCCATCAAGTGTGGTTGGAGGAACATCCGACTTAACATCGGAGAGTGTCAATCTATTGACATCAGAGTACATACCATGGTTTCTTTGGAAGATCTTCAAATCATTACCAGAAACAACTTCTGAAACTCTATCAATCATCACCTGACCACCAATGCTGAAGTTGAGTTCTGTCGAAACACCAGCACTTGTGGTAAATCTTACGTTCTTAGTACCACTTACTTGGAATGTGCCTTGTACATCAGTCAGTTCGAGTTGATTCTGACCAAAGACACTGGAGATTGAAACTTGGATGTTTGAACCAAGATTTTGTGTTCCAACTTCGATAGGAGTAAGAACATCACCAATCTTGTATCCTTCACCACCAGCCACGATAGTAGCTGCAATTGCCACACCACTACTGATCGTGATGTTTGCCGTCGCGTTGATACCATAACCAGTCACTGCGGTCAGTGCAACACCCGTGTAGGTCAACTGAGATGCACTTGGTGTGTATCCAACACCTGCGTTGGTGACGGAAAGATCACCAGTTGCCGAACCAGCCAGTGCTACCAGTGTTCCACTTGCTCCATCTGTCTGATTCTGGAATACGGTGTTACCAAACTCCAGATTGGAATCAGCCACAGTAGTTCCAAGTCCAACTCTAATCGTTCTGGAGTTGATATTGATACCCTTATCAGGGATTCTTGCCAGGTTCTCGGTGAGATCTGGGTTGACGAATGAAACAGATCCAGTTGAGACAAAGTTAGCTCTATACAGAGTGTACTTAAGGTCTTCATACTGAGAAGGTGTCCAGACAGAAGCGTTCTGTGACTTGAACAGTGAACCAAGAGTAGGTTGTTGTGTAACAAGTACCTGACCCGATTCAGGACCAAGTGTACTTACATCCACTTCACCAAGTCTAGAAATCCAAACTCTGTAGTTAGGTGATACAGAGAAGAGGACGATTGCGTAATCTGTCTCTGGGTTCAGATATACAGGAGCTTCAAATTCAATTTGAGTTGCAACTGTACCATCGTCAGTAACAGTAATATCTGATGGATCAATAATGACCTGTGAGAATGGAAGGAATGTCTCAGTTGGTGTTCCAAGTTGTGTAGTTCTCAGTTGGAGAACAACAGGAATACCATCTGGATCGATTTCACTGAAGAACAGGTCAATCTTACTGATGAATACACCAGTCTCATCTGGAACTTGGAATGTCTGAGCCAGAGGGTCAAACCATCTTTCTGTACCAGTGGTAATATTCTCTTCACTACCAGCATCACCGACTGCAACAACTGAGAAGTCATCAGCCGTGATTTCACCAGCGTTGAATGTTCTCTCTTCAGTCAGTGTTTGTGTGTTAACACGAGAGTTTCTTACAGACAGGGTAACTTCTTGAGTGGTCTCAAGGTCACCTTGTGAGAAGAATGTCTCTTCTGAGGAAGATGAAACATTACCAGGGACTTGAGTATTAATAGCACTACTGGTAAGTCTGAAGACATTTCTACCAGTCTCAAATGCTGGGTTCGTGGAGATTGAACTATCAGGAACCTGGAAACAACATTGAAGAGTACCAACTCTGTCAGTTACAAGTCTCACTTGAGTTACAGTTGCCTGTGCTCCACTGGTTTGTCCAGTCAGAATCATACCTTCACGAATCCAACCTCTGAAGTTAGTGAAGTCTTCTGATGCCAGTGAGAATGTATCTACATTGATGATAGAACTCGATTGAGTGTATTGAGTTTCAGGAATAGCTTCTCTATCATATGGATTAGTATCATAAACATCCGAAGGATTGTTGTATGGACCATACTTGTGGTTTGGATTAGCAACTCTGAAGTCAATTCTTGGTGAAGTTCCGATGGCCAGTAATTCAATACCATCATTATTCATTCTACCTTGAACTGTCTCACCAATCTGGAATGTACCAGAGGTCATCTGAATTTCAATCAGTTTAGGAATCATGAAGTTGTTTACATCAACACCATCGAAGAATGCATACATTCTGGTGAATGGTTTCAGTGATGTAGAAGTAACTTCAATGTTTCTTACTCTCTGGAAGTGAATAACTTCACGACTTACAATACGATCACCAAGTGATTCTGTATTGATGAACTCGGTAATAGTTCTCTGGTCACCTCTTCTGTTCTGGTCAAGTGTAGTCTGACCATCTACAGATACGGTAGTGGTTGTAGTTGCAGTTCTGGTAATGGTTTCAACATTAGTCCAGTCTCTACCCCACCATCTGTTACCCAAGTCACGAACACCACCAGTGGTTCTTACATTCTCAATGTTTTCACTGATTTCGGTGTTAGTGTCTGCATCAAATCCGATATCGATGTTAACACCCGTGGTTTCCCAGGAGTTCCAGACAACAGGACTTACACCAACTCTAGAACCATCTTCTGCCGTTGTAATCTCAGCTCCCAAGAATGAAGCCATTGCGTCGAAGGTTCCTTCTGACTCAATGTTTCTGGTTTCAAGTCTATTGGTCTCAACCCAGATGTCAGTATCTGGTTCCAGTCTCATTCTACCAACCCACTCTCTTACAACGAAAGGAGTAACACTCTCAGTTCTTGTAGCGTAAGGTTGTCTGAAGTAAACTTCATCGTCATAATCAAGAGTGATGATCTGACCACTTCTCTTGATGTTGGTTCCAAGAATATCAGCGAATCTGGAATCAGCGTTTGTCAGTGTGGTTGTACCGATACCTGTAATAGTATTGGTTGCCAGTTCAAGATTGAATGCCGTGGTATAGTGAGAAGGTCTCAGGAGGTTCTTGTTAGTGTCAACACTGTTTCTGACACCCAGTTTGTTATCCTGTGGTTCAAGAGTTGAGAAGTTATCAACAAATACACCAGACTTAAACTTGTTCAGACCATTTGCGTCTTGAACGAAGAGATTTACGGTCTCCTGTTCGAGCATGTTCAGTGAAGTGTAATACTCAATGTTCTTGATTCTCTTCTCAAGGTTGGAGATATCAGTCATTTGATATCTCTTGTGTTGAATGAATGTCACATTTGCGTTAGCCGTATCATAAAGATAAGGTGGAAGGTAAATGTTAGCGATATTCAGTTGACCAGTGATATCCTGTGGTAATCTTGGTTGATCGTCAGGAGTACCAGATACAACACTGATATTTCTCTGTGTATCGACATAAATTCGGTCAATTCTACCGAGATAATATGCGAAGTCGAGTGTCATGGACTCATCAGAGGCCAAAATGTATTGTGCACTATGGAGATTACCACCATTCTGGAGATCGAATGATCTACCATCAAATTCAAATGGTGATCTTGAGTTCTGAGTTACAGCGTAGGAGGCTACTCTTGGTCTTGCGTCAACAATATCCTGGTGTCTCCAACCATTGGTGACTGCAATCTCAGTACCATAGTCAAACAGGTTATATGAGTTTACTGTGGTGATGTCTCCACTATCGGAAGGATCATAATATGCTCTTCCGTAGTATACTCTCAGTTTTCTAGAAGGTGTTTGAGCCTGTTCTCTTCTGACCAGTGTTGAGTAGTCATAATAGTCTACCTTTTGACCACCATCAAAGGAGAATGATCTAGTGA